AGTTAAAAAGATATATAAATCAACAAGGTGAGATAATTGTATATTATGAAAAAGCAGTTACGGAGGAAAAGTAACCATGGATTTCATAATTGATCAACTTGTCACTTGGTGGCAATTTACTATCGTAGGTATTTTAATTATCATAGGATGGATTATCAACTGGCTCGGAGTTGATCAAGATGAAGATATTATTGGCTTTAGATATACCGAAATGCCACAACTAAAACCCATTAAAATAGAAACAGCTGGTAAAGGTTTTTGGAGTGCAATATGGATGTGGCTAACAGGTACACGTCATTGGGAAGTAGCTAAAGATTGGTCATATGAAATTGAAGGTGAACAATATGTAATCCCAGCAGGATTTACATTTGATGGTGCATCGATTCCTAAGTTTTTACACACATGGTTATCACCGACTGGTGTTCTTTTAATGGGCGGTCTGGTACATGACTATGCATATAAGTATGCTACACTTTTAAAAGCAGATAAGAAATCAACCATGGGTGAGATTGATCAAAAGAAAGCTGATCAGATCTTTCGAGATATTAATATTGAACAAAACGGGTTTCACTTCCTTAATAACTTGGCATACTGGGCGTTACGTATCGGTGGCTTTGTCGCTTGGAATGGTCACAGAAAAGTAAACGCACAGATTGGAGAATAATATGTATGAATATAGATGTGAAATAGTCAAAATTATTGATGGTGATACTGTCGATGTTGATATTGATTTAGGATTTGGAATATGGATGAGAAACGAAAGAGTAAGATTATATGGTATTGATACACCAGAATCACGTACACGCGATCTAGAAGAAAAAAAATATGGATTGGCAGCAAAGGAGTTTCTTACTAAATGGCTTTCTGCTGGGAATATTACGCTCAAAACACATAAAGATGCCGAAGGTAAATTTGGAAGAATCTTAGGCGAGCTATGGTATAATGATGTAAATATCAATCAAAAACTAATTGAAGAGCATCATGCAGTTGGTTACCATGGCCAATCTAAAGATGAAATCGTATCTGAGCATTTATATAACAGAACAAAGGTTAAAATTTAAAATGAACTTGAAATGGTAGAAAAATATTTTTCAGAATAGCGCTAAATAGGGGTTTACAAAATCCGCCATTTGATATATAATATACATCAATAAAAAATCAAACAAAAGAGGTGACAGAATGGCAACAGCAGCTGTTGACACAAGGAAGTTTTTGTCAGAAACAAAATTCTATGAAGGCTACTCCCGATATATCGAAGAAGAAGGAAGATATGAAACCTGGGATGAAGCCGTTGACCGTGTTATCGAAATGCACGAAAAAAATTATATCACAAAGAATAATGAACTAAAAGAATATTTCGAAGAAGCAAGACAAGCTTATAAAGAACAAAGAGTCCTTGGTGCTCAGCGAGCTTTGCAATTTGGTGGTGAGCAATTAATGAAGCACCAGATGCGTATGTATAATTGTACATCTTCTTATGCAGATAGAGCAGCATTTTTTGGTGAACTATTTTATATTCTTCTTTGCGGTGCTGGAGCAGGTTTTTCTGTACAAAAGCATCATATTAAAAAATTACCAAAACTACAAGCGCGTACTAAACAGGCAAAAGGCTACATTGTAGAAGATTCAATTGAAGGTTGGGCTTCTGCATTGGATGTTCTTATGTCCTCTTATTTTGTTGGTGGCGGTAAACATCCAGATTACGAGGGTAGAAGAGTATTCTTTGACCTCACAAATATTCGGCCAAAAGGAGCTAAAATTTCTGGTGGCTTTAAAGCACCAGGTCCTGAAGGCCTACGTCGTTCACTCGACAAAATTGAACACCTTCTTCAAGGTATTGTACTAGATTCTAAAGAGCCAATTGCGATTAAACCTATTAATGTATATGATATTGCTATGCATGCAGCAGATGCTGTATTATCAGGTGGGGTTCGTCGTTCAGCAACTATTTGTTTATTTTCACCAGATGATGAAGAGATGATGAATGCTAAGACTGGTAATTGGTTTATGGATAATCCACAAAGAGGTAGATCAAATAACTCTGCGGTTATTGTTAGAGATAAGACTACCCCAGAACAGTTTGGCAGAATTATGGAATCTGTTAAACAGTTTGGTGAACCAGGATTTGTCTTCGTTGAATCAACCGAGCATACAACTAATCCCTGTGTAGAGATTGGTATGTTTCCTCAGATTAATAAAAAATCTGGATGGCAAGGTTGCAACCTAACGGAAATTAACGGAGGCATGTGCAATACCGAGGAAGACTTTTATAAGGCATGCCGTGCAGCGTCTATCCTCGGTACCCTACAAGCTGGGTACACAGACTTTAAGTTCTTGTCAGATACATCAAAGAAAATCTTTGATAGAGAAGCATTATTAGGTGTATCAGTTACAGGTTGGATGAACAATCCTGATATCCTGTTTAACGAAAAGATCTTGGAAAAAGGAGCTAAAATTGTTCGAGAAACGAATAAAAAAGTTTCTGCACTTATCGGCATTAATCCTGCTGCTAGGACTACTTGTGTTAAGCCCAGTGGCAATGCTTCCGTATTACTTCAAACTGCTTCCGGTATTCATGCTGAACATTCCTCTATGTATATAAGAAATGTACAGATGAATAAAGAATCTGAAATTACTCAGGCTATTATTTCATCAAATCCATGGATGGTAGAAGAATCAGTTTGGTCAGCCGGTGGTACAGACGTAGTCGTATCATTCCCTATTCTACCAAAAGAAGGTTCTATCTATAAAGATGAACTTCTTGGTATTAAACATCTTGAGCTTGTTAAAAAAGCACAAAAGCATTGGGTAAATGCTGGTACAAATGAGGAACTTTGTGCTGATAAAGGTATCCGACATAATGTATCAAATACTATTATTGTTGATGATTGGGATGAAGTAGAAAAATATGTATTTGAAAATAGACATTCATTTGCAGGAATTTCATTCCTTTCTATGTCCGGAGATAAAGATTATAACCAGGCACCAAATACTGCAGTTATTACTGCAAAGGAAATGGTTAAGAAGTATGATACTGCAGCAATCTTTGCATCTGGACTTGTTGTTGATGGATTAAATGTATTTGACAATTTGTGGGTAGCTTGTTCGACAGCACAAGGATTAGGTGAAGATTTAAATTTAGATGATTCGTCTACCGCTATGAAAAAAGATTGGGTAAGAAGATTTAATAACTTTGCAGCTAATTATTTAAATAACGATAAGAAATTAGCAGAGCATTGTTTAAAAGATTCTTATCTACTTCATAAGTGGAATAAGATCCAGGCTAATCTAAAACAACCAAATTGGCTAGAAGATATTACTGAAAAGAAATATACTGATGTTGATACATTAGGAGCAGCAGCTTGTGCTGGTGGCGCCTGTGAAATCGATTTCTAGTCCATGTATTAAAATTTGTACTTTGATAGATAGTATCTGTATAGGATGCGGTAGATCCTCTGAAGAAATTCGGGAATGGTTTACCGCATCTAATACTAGAAAAAAAGAGATATTGGAGAAGATTGCCAGTGGAAAATGAGTACAGAATAGAATGTGAAGAGTGTGATAATATTACTATAGTTTTAGTAGAATCTGATGATGCCCCGGAATTTTGCGCGATCTGTGGAAGAAGGGCAGATGTAGAGGATATATCTGATGAAGATTTTAATTAAATTATTTCAAAAATATTTAAATAAAAAAGAAAAAGTGCCAGGTTATCTAGGTAGAGATTTATCTAAACATAGGGTTTATACTACAAGATACGAAGATCTGTGTAAATAACTATATGTGGTATTATAATGATAAACCTTTCGACGACACACCAGAAGAGTACCAGGGATTTGTGTATCTTATCACAGAACTGGATACAAATAAAAAATATATCGGTAAGAAGAACTTCTGGCGGCCTAAAATATTACCAAAAAATAGTAAAAGAACTAGACGGATCAAAACCAGAGTTGAATCTGACTGGCGAAAATATTATGGATCTAATAAGAAATTTCAATTACTGCTTGAACAAAAAGGGCCAGATAATTACAAAAGAGAAATCTTAAGGCTCTGTGTAAGTAAAGGCGAAATGTCTTATTATGAAGCTAAGTTACAATTCGAGAATGATGTGCTTTTAACCGACGATTACTTTAATGAGTTTATCGGCTGTAAAATACATTCGAACCATGTAAGAAAAACGTAGTTGGGTATTCTATTCCCTGCGTAACCATAGCTTATTATACCGGATTTTACTCTA